AGGGATACAAATAAGGTTGGTAGATATGAAGGTCAATTCTTATTAAGAAATGATGAAGGAACATTGATTTTACCGATCAGAGAACAATTATTTATCAATATCCAAGAAAGTTTTATTGCTGATGACCTACCTTATGAGAGTTGTTATGTTATTGAATTTCCTTGTTGTAATTAAAAACATTCACTAAAATCGGTATATTTATATAAAAACATAAAACAAACAAAACAAAAAAAATGAAAGTAGAAATTGCGAACCCAAAAACTATGGTTGTTGTTGCTGAACAAACAAAAACATTTAACTCATTAACAATCAGACGTATGGTTGATTTCCCAGGACAAAAAAAGGTTATCGTTCATATTGAGGAAGCAAACGAACCTGTTGTATTATGGGAAGGTGCCGCTTATGACGCTATTGGTGAATGGACAAATGCTGATGTTATTGCTAAATTAAACACACTTTACACGGCATAAGAAATATTTAATATCCCCCGATGTTATTTAATGTTGGGGGGATATTGATAACCAACCTTTTTTATAATATATTTAAGAGTATAAGGTAAATGTCGGCAAGTACGACAGATAATGAACCAAACTTAAATATATTAAAATGATATCAGCAGAAGAAATTAAGGCCTTTCTTGAGGGGTCTGATCCCGAACAACACATTGTTTCGGTGGAATTTGATTACGCATCCAATTGTGTATATAAAATCAAAGAAGTTCCCGGTCAAGGGAAAACAATACAAAAAGAAAGTTTTATTGCATTTGCTTGGGTAGGAGATCTACGTGGGTTAAATTTTTATGGTTCATCAAAAGATAACCAAAAAGAGGCGATGACCAAATATGGTATTGTGATTGAGAAATTACGAACCGATGGTAATGAACGATTAGAGAATGGTTTAACATTTTTGGTTAAGTCATTAAAAGGATATAGAGAACTTATACAATTCTTTAAGGATGGTGGTTTAGATCCTTGGGGTGAGAAATGTAAGGATAAGATAACGGTTTTATCACCGGTGGAACAATACCTTGTTTCAAAAGAAAAACGATTATTTAAGGGGTTTGAGGAATACAACGATATTACCAGATTTGGATTTGACCTTGAAACGACCTCTTTGGAACCAAAGGATGGTCGTATCTTTATGATTGGGATGAAAACCAATAAAGGGTTTAAAAAAGTAATAGAATGTTCAAATGAAGATGAGGAGAGACGAGGTCTTGTGGAATTTTTCAGAACAATAGATGAACTTAAACCATCAATTATTGCGGGATATAACTCAGCAAACTTTGACTGGTTTTGGATATTTGAGAGATGTAAGGCACTGAATTTAGATATTAAGAAAATTGCAATATCATTAAACCCAAAGAAAACAATATCCCAAAAGGAATCAATGTTAAAACTTGCAAATGAGGTTGAGAGATTTAATCAGGTTCAATTGTGGGGATATAATGTAATTGATATTATTCACTCAGTTCGTAGATCACAGGCAATCAATTCAAACATTAAAGAGGCAGGTTTAAAATACATCACAAAGTTTATTGATGCCGAAGCCAAAGATCGTATATATATTGACCACACAAAGATTGGTCCTATGTATGCCGACAAAGACAACTATTGGTTAAACATAGAAAATGGTAATTACCGTAAATGTGGTGTTGATCCCAAGATTGATGAGGTTTGTTTTAGACGAGGAGACACTTACATAAAAACAACGGGGGATGATATTGTTGAGAGATATCTTGACGATGACCTTGAGGAGACATTGATTGTTGATGACGAATTCAACCAAGCAACGTTTCTATTGGCATCATTGGTTCCAACAACTTATGAACGAGTTTCAACCATGGGGACTGCAACGCTCTGGAAGATGGTTATGTTGGCGTGGTCATATAAACATGGGTTGGCAATCCCAAAGAAAGAAGAGAAAAGAAACTTTGTTGGTGGGTTATCACGTTTGTTAAAGGTGGGATATTCTAAGAACGTATTAAAACTTGATTATTCCTCACTATACCCATCAATTCAATTGGTTCATGATGTATTTCCTGAGTGTGATATAACAGGAGCAATGAAAGGACTATTATCGTATTTTCGTAATTCTCGTATTATGTATAAGAATTTGGCGGCAGAATATAAAACCATAGATAAGAAGAAATCTCAAAAATATGATCGTTTTCAGTTACCTGTAAAGATTTTTATCAACGCATTCTTTGGATCGTTATCGGCTCCTCACGTATTTCCTTGGGGTGATATAAATATGGGGGAAGAAATAACCTGTACGGGGAGACAATATTTAAGACAAATGGTTAAATTTTTTACAAAACGAGGATATACTGCATCAGTGTTAGATACTGACGGTGTTAACTTTTCACTACCTGAAGGGGGTGTTGATGATAGGGTTTATATTGGGAAAGGAAATAACCCATTAATTAAAGAAGGTAAAGAATATACAGGATATGATGCGGATGTTGCAGAATTTAACGACATCTTTATGAAACGGGAGATGTTTTTAGATTGTGATGGGACTTGGGATTCTTGTATTAACTTGGCTCGTAAGAACTATGCAACGATGGAACATAATGGTAAAGTTAAATTAACGGGTAATAGCATTAAGTCCAAAAAGATGCCAAAATATATTGAGAAGTTTTTGGATAAGGGTGTTAAACAATTACTTAAAGGTGAGGGTAAAGAATTTATTGAGTGGTATTATGAGTATATCCAAAAGATTTTTGATCTAAGAGTTCCATTGGCAGAAATTGCATCAAAGGCAAGAGTTAAAACAAGTGTTGATGATTACATTAAACGTAGTAAGCAAACAACAAAGTCGGGTAGTTTGATGTCCCGACAAGCACATATGGAACTTGTGATTAGAGATAAAATACAATCAAATCTTGGGGACACAATTTTTTATGTCAATAACGGAACTAAAGCGTCTCACGGAGATGTTCAGAAAGTTAATAAACCAAAGAAAGGTTGGAGTAAAGAACATTTAGATTTATATTTCCAAACTAATGAAAATCATAAGGAAAAGGTAAAATTCTTACTTAAAAATGGGTGGGAACAATCTTGGGGTGACGATAACTGGGTAAGAAGTGATTCACCAAATAAAGAGGCAAACACAGGTATACCAACAGAGGGGGCATATCAAGTGGCCTTTTCAGACATTGTTGGTTCGGTAGTTCAATTAAATTGTTATCGTATTGAACCATCTGATTTAGAAAACAACCCTGAGATGTTAGGTGAATATAATATCCAAAGAGCAATTGCAACTTTTAATAAACGAGTTGAACCATTACTTATTGTTTTTAGTAATGAGGTTAGAGATTCGTTATTAGTAAAAAATCCAGAAGATAGAAGTTTTTATACTTCAGGTCAATGCGTATTAACAAATGGTAATCCATTTAAACCTGAAGACCAAGATGATTTGGTTGATCTATTAACTGTAACACCAGAAGAATTGGATTTCTGGACTAATGTTGGTATTAGCCCTGACCATATATACGACTTAGCGGAGCCTGGATGGGAAGAACATATTAACTAAAAAATAATAATAAAAGTTTGAACTTTACTAAAATGTTAGATATTTATATATATGGGACGACCTAAAAAAGAAGAAAAAGATAAAAAGATAAAAGTTGGTATTTGTATGGATAGACAACTATATTCTGAACTTATGAAAAATGGTGGTAGAGTGTCCCAAATAATAGAAAATATAATTAGGGAATATTATGGAAACAAAAGTTTGTAGTAAATGTGAGGAAGTAAAAAATATTTGTGAGTATTATGTTAACCCAAATAATGGTAAATTTCGGTCTTTATGTAAAATTTGTTTTAATGTGAAAGCAAAGGAATATAGAAACAAAAATAAAGAAAACGTAATAAAATATTCAAAAAATTATAAAAAAGTTAATAGTGAGATTATTAAGGAAAAAGGTAAAATTTATAGGGAAACAAATAAAGAAACAATAAAAATAAGACAAAAATATAATTCACGAAAACACTACTTAAAAAACAAAGAATTAATAATTCAAAAAAGTAAAATTTTTAGAGAATCTAACCCCAATTATTTTATAGAATACCGGAAAAAAAACCCTAATTATAGTGGGGACTACCAAAAAAAAAGAAGAGAATGTGATTTTTTATTTAAACTTACGTGTAGTTTAAGAGCTAGAATATATGGGTTTTTGATAAAAAATAACATTACAAAAAAAAACAAAACTTTTGAAATTGTTGGTTGTTCTCCCCAATTTCTAAAGGAATATTTAGATCAAAAATTTACGGAAGGAATGTCGTGGGATAACTACGGACTCTACGGTTGGCATATTGATCATATTATACCTTTATCTTCAGCAAAAACCGAAGATGATGTTTATAAACTATGTCATTACACAAATCTCCAACCATTATGGGCAATTGATAATTTAAAAAAAGGTGGTAAGTTAGTTTAACTTCAACCCATCTGACGAAATCACATACCAGTTTCCCTCAACAAAACTTAGATGAACACACGCACCTTTATCTAATTGTAGTTCGTCCCATTCTTCATCAATTTTACCTAAATCAGGTTTTATTAAAACGGTAGTCAAAGATTTTATGGTTACCGTTTTATTTTTTTCAGAATTTAAAGTTACTTCCGAACTTTCAATATCTTTAATAATAACTAAAAGTTCTTCATCAATTTTATAAGTTTCTTCGGTTACTATTTTATCTGTAATAACATTGGGTGGAGTATAATGTGTTTGATACCTAACTACATTTTTTCTTTGTGATATATTTTCAATTTTTATCATATTACATAAATTTGTCTTGGCATTGCTCGGAACTTCAATGATTTATTTAAATTCTCAGCAATTAATGCTTCTCGTTCCATTACTTTGTCAGGTCTTAACCTTGTTAATTTACCTTCAGCGCCGATTAGTTCCTCAATTAATTTTGTTTTTTCATCTTTTCCTTCAGTTGCTAGTGATGCATAATCCATAGTTAATTCAGAGTCAGGTGTTTTTAAGTTACCACTATACTTACCTCTAACTTTAGCAAGTGTTTCTTTGCAATATGCGATAAACCAATTTCTAACCCAAACTTGTGCAGGATGATTTAGATCCGTCCAAGAGATACTATCTAAAGGAACGTCAGATGGTAATTTAATTATGTCTGGATTGTCTTTTAAACATTTGTCTCTACCACCTTCAGTAGTATCATAATACCAATACCAAACTTTACCTCTTGTCATTGTTCCATTACCAAAATCAAATTTACCTCCGGGAGTATTCATTAAGTGAATTGCCTTTTTACCTCCGGGTAATGCGGTGATTCTATATGTTAAATCTCCCGCAATAACTCTTCTTTGGATATTAATTTCTTGTGCTCTTAATAACATATCAAATACTGGCATCATAAAATAACTACCTGTATTACCACCCATTTGTGCAAGACCTCCACCTCCTCCGAGACCTCCACCATATCCTAACGATCCAAACGACCAAGGATCAAACATTGTATTATTTAATGTTGCTGGTGTAAACCATAGAAGTTCATTAATTTCTCTACCTGCAGGTATTTCATAAATTTGTTGGTTACGAACTAATTGTATATAATCTTTTTTAAGTTCCCACTCACCACCGGCTTGTAAACCAACAATTTTTGAATATGCGTATGTGTATCTTGTTTCGTAATCTAAACTTTTAGTAACGAATGCTCTTGCAACTGATTGTGTTTCAATATTTAAATTATGAAGACTTGTCCATTGAGATTCTATTAACCAATCTTGAACATATTGAGAATATTGGTCAATAGAGAATTCTAACAACGTATCCATTTGTTCGTCCTCTAATTCTATACCTCTTAATGGGGCACCAAGTACGTGTTTAACTTGTGTGTATAGTTTGGATCTTTCTGGCTCTGGTATGATTGACATAGTGTTGGTTTTTATTATAAATATCCAACTAAATAAAAACTATTTATTTATGAGTTAAATTATAGGTTTCCTCCGACTGTTATTTTTATATCATACGAGACACAACAGGTGGGTGTCCCCCCAAATTATAAGTATCTTCCAACCATATACTGAGTATATCCCTCGTTTGTGAGTCATCTAACCCAAAAATGTTTTTAAAAAACGACCAAAGTCTTTCTCTATTTATAAACACAAACCCATTTTTAATGTGATGACGATAGAAAAATAACGGTCTTAGGTCTTTATCAACATAAAATGTTTTATCACCTTTAACCTCCGGAGTTAAATTACCAAACTCTTTGTGTAACCACTTAAACACCAATCTGTCCCTACTACTTTCAGTTATTATTATTTTCATATCATTTTATATTAATTAATAATTTGATATAACTTTTTATTGTAAAACTTAATCATTTCATTAATATATTCAGAATCACCAAGTTCTCCTAATTTATCTTTATAATATTGTATCCTTTCTTTATAATAATCTATTTCGTTTTCTTTATTCCTTGCAAGTTTTGGTTTGGCATCAATCTTTTCTGTTTCAATATGTACCTCAAACTCCATATTTGTATATATTGGATTTTCATAATAATACACAAAAAACTTAGGGAATGTCGTTGGGTTTGCCACAGTTTGTATTCTTGAGTAATCGTTTCTAAACATTATGTATTTATTCTTAGGTCTATCAACGTAAAGAATAATATCAACATTAGATTCTTTATATTTATTGTGATTATGCCAAGAAGGAACTTTATAATAATACCCCCTTTCGGATCCAAATTTTTCAATCAACGAATAATCAACCGGTTTAACTTGCACAAAATAAGAAGTCCCATCAATTATCACATCAAAATCTTGACCTAATTTTCTATCCCTAACATCACCAGCACATCTTTCTATAATATTCCAAGTAAGACCTTCTTCATCAGGTTTTAATTTAAATTTGTTTATTATAACTGTTTTTGCGTAACTTTCATTTTCTCTACCAGTTAAAATAGTGTTTTTATTTATATCAACCAATCTTTCGGTAAATCTACCTTTGTCACCAACTAGTTCTCCAATGTTGTTTGTGATCCATTTTCTAAAATTTTCCGTAGAATTAGTCTCCTCAGACCAAATTTTTTGAATTTCTTTATGTACCGAACTATTTGTATCAAATCTGTTTATGATCGACCAATTACCATTACCACCATAATTTTGTTCTGAATATTTACCACCAATAATTCCCTCATCAGTTTTACATTGTTCTGTCTCAATTTTCCCTAAACAACCGTTTGTGTATTTTAAACCTTCACATTTAGGGTAAGCATTGTTTATTAAACTTCTAAAAGATTTTGAGGTTAATGGGAAGACTTCTTTATTTTCAGATAAAATAAAATGTTCGTTAATTGTTTCTGAATTATAGTTCTCATCCAATGGGTCGAATTTAATTCTTGAAAAATCAACGGGTGTGAAGTCCCTCAAATTATAGGTCTCATCCAACCATACATTTAGGATATCCTTTATTTGTAAATTATTTAGACCAAAAATGTTTTCAAAAAATACCCAAATTCTTTTGTAATTTATATATATATAACCAGTTGTTGGACCATTATGATAATAGTAAAATAATGGTAATCTGTCTTTATTAACATAAAATGTTTTATCATCTTTAACCACCGGAGTTAAATCACCAAATTTCTTGTTTAACCATTTTAATGCTGATTTTTCCTTATGATCAACCGATTCATTAATTGTTTCTTTTTTGTTTGTTTTTAAATTAAAAAGATCGTTAACGAATTCCCAATTAATATGGTTCCAAAATTTATTAATATATTGGTCTCGTTTATTTTTATATCTTAAATAATATGCGTGTTCCCAAAGATCTAATCCAAGGATTGGATATCCACCATTAACATCATTCATTAATGGGTTATCTTGGTTTGGTGTTGTTATGATTTTTAATCTATTAGTTTTTGTTAAAACCAACCATACCCAACCTGAACCAAAACTATCTAAAGAGGCTTTATTAAATTCCTCTTTAAATTTTTTAAACGATCCGTATTGATTTGTTATTTTATCTAAAAGATCTCCCTTTAAGGTTTGCTTGTTTGGAGATAACATCTTCCAAAACAATGCATGATTAAATGCACCACCGGCATTGTTTCTAACCTTTGTATTAAATTTAGTGATTGTTTTAATAATATCCTCAAGTTCTATATCACCTTTTCTACTTGATAAGGCATCATTTAATTTTTTAACATAACCTTTATAATGTTTGTTATAATGAACATCCATTGTTTCAGGATCAACAAATTGTTTTAATGCCGAATATGAATAGGGTAATTTCTCAATACCAATTTTTTTCATTTCGGTAATGAATTCTTTTTGAATGTTAATTTTATCTAATAATACGATTTGTTCTGTTAAGATATCAATTCTATTTGAAATGGGTTTTAACCCCTCATAAACAATATTAACCATTTCGGGGTGTTCCTTTTCAAACATTTTAATTAATCGTCCAGCACCAGCATTTGCTTCATCCTCATTTTTTCCACCAATATCTTGACCAATTTCTCGTTTTAATATGGTCATTTGATGTTCGTGAATCCATTCGTGTGCAAGAGTTCTTAAGATATCTCGGTTCAACCGACCTTTAGTTAAGATTTTAATGCCAAACTCATCACTTCTACTACCAGTAGTCATTTGACCTGTGCGATCACCCAAAAAAGAAACTAATATATCGTTCTTTAATGGATATTTTTCATTTAAAAACTTAATAAATTTTTTGGCAAGATCCTTACTTTCTTGGGACATTGAGCATTTAATATGTTTAATAGATACTTTCATTGTTTATAAATATCAATCAATCTATTCTTTTACATTCTTCTATTAATAGAATTTAACATTTCCTCAACAATATCCCCACCATTCTCAAGTAGATCATCACCCATAACGGTATTAATAATCTTTTTCTTGTGGTTTAAAATGTTATAAATTGCACCCTCAATAGTATTTTCAAATAATGGATAATAAATTAACACATTATTTTTTTGACCATAACGATACGCCCTATCTTCCGCTTGAGCATGTTCTGCAGGAACAAAAGATAAATCATTCATAATAACAACCTCAGCGGCAGTTAATGTTAACCCAACACCAGCCGCCTTTAAATTTCCAACAAACACCTTAATCTTATCGTTTTCTTGGAATTCATCAATTGCGTGTTGTCGTTTTGGTTTTGAACAACTACCATCCAAATAAACGGATTGTTTCCCAAAATGATTATGTATTAATTGTAAGGTGTCAGTAAAGTTGGTGAATATAATAACTTTCTTACCCTGTTCAATAATGTTCTCAACAATCTCAATAGTATGTTTTACTTTTTCGTTAGCAATGATTTTTCTAACCTTCATTAATTTACTGAACTGTATTGTAAGTGATGTTGATTCTTCTGACTTTTTTTCAAACCAATCATAATACTCACCCATCATTTCCTCATAATCTTTTGATTTTAAATTAAGATAAATTGGTGATATAATTTTTTCGGGTAGATCCAACACATCGTCTTTTAATCGTCTCAACATTTGTTTTGATGTTCTATCTCTTAGTTCTTCCAAATTAGATGCCCCCTGAACATTCCATATTTTTCTTTTACCTGCCATAAATTGATAACCCTGACAATAACGTATCGCATAAGCCATCCAATTCTGAGCAACAGGACTCTCAATAATATTTAATAAATTAAAATAATTCATTGGTCTATTGGTCATAGGAGTTCCCGTCAATAACCAAACTCGTTTAATTTGTTTAACAAATGAATTAATAATCTTTGTTCGTTGAGCTTGGGGGTTAGAGATCATATGAGCCTCATCCATTATAACCAAATCAAATTCAGAATTTTCCAATAAAGATTTCTCTTTTACCTTTGGATCATAAAAGTTTTTAAGGATGTCATAATTAATGATTACAAAGTCGTGGTCAGTTGAAAACTTCTTACCCTCACAAATAAAAATACTACGATCAGTGTAGTTCTCAATTTCTCGTTGCCAATTAATCTTTAACGATGCGGGACAAATAATTAATATCTTCTTAACACCAGTCTCTAATGCGGCAATAATAGTTGCGGTTGTTTTACCCAACCCCATATCGTCAGCAAGAATAAATCTTCTTGACCCAACCAATTTCTCAATCGCTTCTTTTTGGTGATTAAGTGGTGGTCGGTTATCGTATTTGGAATAATCAACATCAACCTTCTCAATGGTGTGGGTTTTTATTAATGATGATTTAGGAACCCAAAATTCGGTTATCTCATCTTTTTCAAAAAACTTACCCCAAATATGATACGATTTTTCTTTCTCAACCAAAAGTTTTTCAATATAAATTTTATCGGGAACTTCTAAAAGGTATTTTTCTTCAGCAAATTTCTTTGCAAAGTAAGTATCAAGATCAACCCACTTACGAGCAACTTTTGGTGTTACATCGTGATAGTTGTTAATATAATCTGATTGTGTTCTTGTTGGAAAGAATTTTTTATTCTTCTCTTTCTTTGTTTTTAACGAAAGGATATAGTTATTTGCCCCCGAGTAAACTTCAAGTAATTCTAATGCCTTATGTTCTATCATTGTAGACGTGTTCTCCAAAATAGTTAGTTTGTGTTAATAATAATCAATAAATAGATATTTATCAATAAAACAGGTTTTTATGCAAAATAAAGTTCCAATAACACGTTTAGGGAAATTCTTTGGTGAGAGTGATTATAATTTAGAAATTTCACTTGGTGAAGAATGGTTAATCGGTGATATGAATTTTACGTGTGTCCTTTATCGTATTGATAGATATAAAACAAAAACTGACGATGTTTATGGTGAAGCCCTTGAGGATGGTATAAAATATTTACCTCCCGTTGAGTTTAATGGTTATGTTCAGATCACTGCCCCTGAAAATAAACTTATGGGATCCACTCGTATTGAGCAAATGGAACCAGGAAATATTAAAGTCTCCGTATATCAAAAAACATTGGATGATTTGGGTATTGATATTAGTTTTGGGGATTATATTGGTTATTATGAAAGTGAAACGGTAGTTAGATACTATACGGTAAATAACGATGGTCGTGTTATTTCGGATAACAAACATACGTATGGGGGTTATAAACCATTTTATCGCACTATTAGTGCATCACCTGTTGGTCCGAATGAATTTAGAGGATTATAATATATATTAATATGGGATTACCTAAAAAAATAAAAAAGACATTACCATTAACACAACCAAGAACTTTATATCCTAGAAGACAGGAATTAAAGGAGATGATTGAACGCGATGGAACTTATCTTCCCAAATCATTACTTCACGCAGATCTTGATCGTGGATTTTTGGATTTTGTTAGGGATGAATTAAAATGTGTTGTTGAGGGAAAAACGGTTCCAATGGTTGATATTTTAATATCCACACAAAATTGGTCTCAGTTTGTTGAAACTTGGGATTTCCAAAATATTGATAAAAATACCGAACCACCCCTTATTACTGTCATTAGAACACCTGAAGTTAAATACGGAACAAATCCGGCATTAAGGTATAATATACCAAATAGAAGACAATATTATTATGCTCAAGTACCAACTTGGGATGGTCAAAGACACGGTATGGACATATATAAAATACCACAACCCGTTCCTGTTGATATAAAATATACTGTTGCTATTATTTGTAATAGAATGAGAGAACTTAATAAGTTTAACCAAATCATATTGGAGAAATTTTCATCAAGACAAGCATACCAAAATATTAAAGGACATTACATTCCAATTGTTAACGACGATATTATGGACGAGTCGGTATTAGATCTTGAGAAAAGAAAAGTATATATTCAAAAATATACATTCACAATGTTGGGATTTTTAATTGATGAAGATGAGTTTGAGGTTCAACCTGCGGTTACAAGAATTTTTCAAATGTATGAAGTTGATACACAAATAAAAAAGAAACGACAAAAAAGGGAAGAACCAAATATACCATCGGATTATATTCCAACATATCCATCAGGAGTAACGGAATCTATCCAAACCTTTGAGTATACTGTTAATTTAACTTTAGGCGAAACAACTAATGTTGATAATTTTAGTGTATACATTAATGGTGACTATTATGGTGATAATATTGAGTTTATACAAATCAATACAAATGATGTATTAAGGATAACAGTTGTTAAACCAAACGTGTCTGACGATACCAAAATTATATATAACCAAGAGTTATTATAATTAATCTTCACCATAAATATCTTTTTTCTCCTTACACTTTTCAAATATAAGGTTTTCCAAAAAACGATACATTTTGATCCCACGTTTATCACAATAACGTTTTAAAACTTCGTGCGACTCAACTGAAATCTTTAAATTCTTTATTTTTTTAACATCTTCACTCATAGGTAGAAAAAAGGTAGAATAAAATCATACCATAATATAAATAGTTTCATATAAGTAAAGTTTTTGCTTAAAACTCCAATATTTATATAATAAAATAAATCTATAAACAAACAAACAAAATGGCAACTAACAGTAAAGTATTTGTATCACCAGGTGTATATACTTCAGAAGTAGACTTAAGTTTCGTTGCACAAAGCGTTGGTGTTACCACTTTAGGTATTGTGGGAGAGACTTTAAAAGGACCTGCTTTCGAACCAATCTTTATCAGAAACTTTGATGAATTTACTGCATTTTTTGGTGGAACATCTGCTGAAAAATTCGTAAATACTCAAATCCCTAAATATGAAGCGGCTTACATCGCAAAATCATATTTACAACAATCTAACCAATTATTCGTAACAAGAGTATTGGGATTATCAGGTTATGATGCAGGACCATCTTGGTCTATCGTAACTGTGGCAAACGTTGATCCAACAACAATCGGATTTGATTGTGCTAGTGGTGTAACGGTTGATTGTTTATTTGAATGTACATCAGCAAACACTGTTGATATCCTTGTTGATTTTACGGGATGTACAAACAACATATCATCTGTAGGATTTACAAGTAACTTCCCAAGTCAAATTCAATCAATCTTAAATAATTCTTACCAACAATTTAATGGTGGGACATCAAGTTTAAATTCTGATATTACAGGAACAATTTATGATATCATTACATTAGATAATCCTGTTGCAGGTCAAACAGTTATTGATTATTTCGGTTCTATTGATACGGATGATTATAATGTTTTACACCCAATTTTTTCTGCGGGAACTGAAAATAACAATTTTAGTGTTCCTTCAGTCTCTTTAGATGCGACTAATCTTGAATCACCATTAAATGATTCTTGGTATTATGCTTTATTTGATAATACAGGAAATGGTAATTATACTGGTTTCTCATTCTATTCTTATGTGACAGGAACAACAATAACTTCAACATCAAGTAATTGTGCGTCATTCTACTCACTTAGTGTTGGAGGGTCGGTTACTTCATTTGATCCTATTGTTTCAGGAGGTACAGGTTATACGGCATCAACAACAGGTTTAACAACAGTTAATTTAAGTGGTGTTGGTTCAGGATTAACGGTAGATGTGTCAGTAAGTGGTACTGGTGTTGTTACAGGGGTTACAATTAATTGTGAAGGTTCAGGGTATGAATTGGGAGACATTGTTCAGATAGTTCAGCCAGGTTCAGGAGGAGATGCGACCTTATCGATTATTGTCGGTGCAACTACTAACGGTATCATTAATTATAATACAAATACAATAAATGTATGTTTACCATCTGGGACATCAACTTGTGTGTTATCTACGTTGGTTCCTACATTCAGTGCTTGTACGAGTGGTGTTAGTGTTAATTCAGTAATACAATCAAGTGGTGGAACCGCAAATAATTTCACGTCAGGTTCAGTAACATATGTATTAACATCTGAAGATGGTACTTTATCAACAACTTGGACGGTCAACGTTCAAATAAATGATCCTTGTAATCCTTGTTCTTTCGCTAGTGGTGGAACACAAAATACAGGAGAAATAACAACTTGTTATTCAGGTCAAGTAGTCGGTAAATTATATCTATATACAGGTAATTCATTTACTGACTATGATGATATGGTAGTTGGAACATTAAGATCAAGAGGTATATCTGATTATGTTGATGGTACAAACCCAACATATGAAATAACAGGAGTTACTGATGTAACACTTGATATGACAGGACCTTACTCAGGAGTTGCAAAAAATCCTTATATGTCATTTGTTGTAAATGCGACAAATTATGAAGGAACTAACTTCTCCTTTGAAACTTCTTTCACCTCAAGTGATGCTAAATACATACCTAAAGTGTTTGGAACTTCCAATTTTGGTAAACCAAGAAATGTTGTCCCATTAATGTTGGAAGAAAGATTCCAAAATTTGTTAAATTATGCATACAAGAAAGGATACATTAGAGGTTTAAGTAATAACCTTATTTCTTTAGATTCGGCTCAAAGTGAAGATTCAACTTCAATTGGGTGGTACTTGGATAGATACCAATCACCAAGTTCTCCTTGGGTTGTATCTGAATTAAGAGGTACTAAGATTTATAACTTATTTAAGTTCTATACAATATCAGATGGTAATACTGCAAATACTGAAGTTAAAATATCAATTTCCGATATATCATTTGCAAATCAAACATTTACTGTATTGGTTCGTGATTATTATGATAACGATTCGGCACCTACAGTATTGGAGAAATTCACAAACTGTACGTTAGATCCAAGTCAAAATAACTTTATTGCAAAGAAGATTGGAACACTTGACGGTGAATATGAGTTGAATTCTAAATATGTTATGATTGAAATGAACGAAGATGCTCCGGTAGATGCGTTACCTTGTGGATTTGAAGGATTTAACTTTAGAGAGTACTCAGGAGCAATTCCTCCATTCCCAATTTATAAAACAAAATATGATTTCCCAGGTGAAGTAATTTATAACCCACCATTCGGTTTACCTACAGGTGGAGATAATTCTACTACAACAGGTGGTGATAACATAAGAAGAACTTATCTTGGTATGTCAAATTTCTGGGGTTATGATAGTAACTTCTTTGAATATAAAGGTAAAAGAAACCCAATTTCATCTTGTAATTTAGAAGGTGGTGAGTGGTCTTACAGAACAAAAGGTTACCATATGGATAAAAACGCAAGTGGTCTTACGATCTCAAGTGCGTTTGCTACAAGTGGAACACCAAGATTCTTTGTTGGAGACGCACCGTTTGCATCTGAACCAACAAGTGAGTTAAGTCCTTACTACAGAATATTCTCAAGAAAATTCACTTTGTTTGTACAAGGAGGATTTGACGGATGGGATATCTATAGAGAATTTAGAACTAACGGTGATAAATATGTTTTAGGTAGAATAGGTTTCCTTAACGGGGCTTGTCCTACAGATAGATACCCAACGGCATCTGGATGGGGAGCGTTTAAACAAATCTCTATTGGTGATGGAACTCGTACTTGGGCAAATACTGACTATTACGCATACTTGTTAGGTATTAGAACATTCTCTAACCCTGAAGCGGTTAATATTAATGTATTTGTTACTCCGGGTATTGATTATGTTAATAACTCTGATTTAGTTGAATCGGCAATTGATATGGTTGAAAACGAAAGAGCGGATTCATTGTATATTACGACAACACCAGATTACAACTTGTTCCTACCAACAACAACAGGTATTGACGGATTAATCTACCCACAAGAGGCGGTTGATAATTTAGATACAACAGGCATTGATTCCAACTACACGGCTACTTACTACCCTTGGGTATTAACTCGTGATAGTGTTAACAATACACAAATCTACATTCCACCAACGGCTGAGGTGACAAGAAACTTGGCATTAACTGATAATATCGCCTTCCCTTGGTTCGCAGCAGCGGGTTACACTCGTGGTATTGTAAATGCGGTTAAAGCACGTAAGAAGTTGACTCAAGAAGATAGAGACACACTTTACCTTGGAAGACTTAACCCAATTGCAACTTTCTCTGATGTTGGTACCGTAATTTGGGGTAATAAGACCCTTCAATCAAGAGAATCAGCACTTGATAGAATCAACGTAAGAAGATTGTTATTACAAGCACGTAAGTTGATATCTTCAGTTTCAGTTAGATTGTTGTTTGATCAAAATGACGAACAAGTAAGACAAGATTTCTTAAATGCAGTTAATCCAATTTTAGACTCTATTAGAAGAGACCGAGGTTTATATGATTTCCGAGTAACAGTTTCAAGTGATACTGCAGACTTAGACAGAAATCAAATGACGGGTAAGATTTATATCAAACCAACTCGTTCACTTGAATTTATAGATATTACATTCTACATTACTCCAACAGGAGCATCGTTCGAAAATATCTAAAAAAAACAATAATAAAAGAAAAGGGAGACAAGTTCTCCCTTTTTTTATTTATATGATATTTATTAATATGAATTATAAAATTTTAACCAGACAAATCATTACCGAAATGGTAAATGAAATAGAAGAAAAACAATATGGTTTAAAGTATTATGCTTTTGATTGGGACGATAATCTAATGAAAATGCCAACACAAATTGTTCTAAAGAATGAAGAAGGTAATGAAGTTGGTATGTCTACTGAAGACTTCGCAGAATATAGAACCGAGATTGGTGAAAAACCATTTAATTATAATGGTGAGACTATTATTGGTTTTGGTAATGATCCGTTCAGATATTTTAGAACTGCGGGGGATCAAAAATTCTTACGTGATATAGAAAATGCTCCATTAGTAAGAGGTCCTTGGATGGATTTTGTTGAGGCGATTAACAACGGATCAGTATTCTCAATTATTACCGCTAGAGGTCACAATCCAAATACCCTTAAAAAAGGTGTGTATAAATTAATAATGATGGGTCGTGGTGGTTTAGATAAAGAACAACTAATTGATAGTTTAAAGATTTATCGACAAAAAATGGGACTTAAACCAATGTCTGATGAAAATACCTTAATTAAAGATTATTTAGATAGATGTAAATTTTATCCGGTAAGTTTTGGTGAAGGATCTGCAACCAACCCTGAAGAAGGTAAAGTTCGTGCAATGGAAGAATTTATAAGTTATGTGAAAAGATTATCACTTAGATTACAGAAAAAAGAATATCAATTTGTAAATGATGTGAGTAATAAATTTGTTCCAGTTTCACCTATGGTAGGATTTTCAGATGATGATATAAGAAATGTTGATGTTATGAAAAAACATTTTGAAAAAGAACCAGATAATATATTAAGAACTTATCATACTAAAGATGATGAAAAAACTATGCTAGAGCAACTAATTAATAGAACAATATTAAAAATTAAGTCAAAGTAAATAGAAAAATTATTACTACGGTATATTTATAATAAAAACAATAAACTAAAAATTAAAATAAAAAAATTATGGCTGATTTATTAATGAAAATGCCAGTTCCTTACGAACCGAAAAGACAGAACCGATTTATAGTAAGATTTCCATCATCATTGGGGATAAACGAGTGGTTTGTTGAAAGTGCTGCAAGACCATCAATTAAAATCGGTTCAACAGAAATTCAATTCCTAAATACTTCAACATTTGTTGCTGGTAGATTTAACTGGGATCCAATTACTGTTAAATTCCGTGATCCAATTGGACCATCTGCTTCTCAAGCATTAATGGAATGGGTTCGTTTATGTGCTGAATCTGTTACGGGACGTATGGGATATGCCGCAGGATACAAGAAAAATGTTGACATTGAGATGTTAGATCCAACAGGTGTTGTTGTTGAGAAATGGATATTAGAGGGAACATTCTTAACAGATGTGAATTTTGGTTCATTAGGTTATAGTACTGACGCATTGGCTGATATTAGTGCAACTTTACGAATGGATCGTTGCATCCTCGTGTATTAAAATTTATACTTAAAAATAATAAAAACCTGCAAGATTTACAATAGTCTTGTGGGTTTTTTATTTACTATGGTCTAATGTGAATTATTTTTTAATAAAAAGAATTATATGGAAAATGATGCGTCACAATATGGGCAAATGGATTTTAATTTACCACACGATGTGGTACAACTTCCTTCAAGGGGAGTATTTTATAAATCTAAAAAGAAAAGTGTAAAAGTTGGGTACTTAACGGCATCTGATGAAAATATTATTTCTAATGTTAATTTAAATAAGTCCGTAAAAGAATCTATTATATTGCCGTTATTACGAAATAAATTATATGAACCTGATTTAAGACCTGAAGATTTATTAGATGGTGATTTAGAGGCGTTAATGTTATTTTTAAGAAATACATCGTTTGGTCCTGAATATAGTGTAATAGTTGTTGACCCACAAACAAACAAAGAATTTACGACAACTATTTTGTTAGATGAACTTAATATTAAACAAACGGAGAATCAACCAGATGAGAACGGTTATTTTGTAACTACATTACCTAGAAGTAATATGTCCGTTAAATTAAGACCATTAACACTTAAAGATAGTATTGAAATAGACCAAATTATTGATTCTTACCCCGTAGGGAGAATGGCACCAAGTGCAACAATTAGACTTGCAAAAATGATAGTTGAAATTGATGGTAATTCGGATCAAGGACATATCGCAAAAGTTATTGAGACGATGCCAATTATGGATTCTAAACATATTAGAAATTTTGTATCAAATAATGAACCTAAATTAGATTTAAAAAAAGAAGTAATAGCCCCGTCTGGAGAAAGAGTGAACGTAAGTATCGCTTTTGGGGTGGAGTTTTTTCGGCCTTTCTTCTAATTATACCACAATTTTATTGGATGAGTATATGTTTTTAGCAAAAATATTAAGACTATCCTATTCAGAATTTTTAAAAATGCCAACCTATATTCGTAGGTATTTGGTTAATAAAATTATTGATGATAATAAAAAACTATCTTAAATTATATTTATAATTAAAATCAAATAATGTTAAGATTAATTGACGGTGCGGCACCCGAAAAAGAAGTTGCCTCAACAACCGCATATAAGGGGGTTGACGCTATCGGTGAGATATCAGGTCTTTTAACTGGTAATGGTAATATATTAATGAATATATTATCCAAGTTTAATGATAAAGTTGGGTTTTCTGCAATTTTAAACGCTACTAGGGAATTAGATACTCAATCATCCAATTTAGTTAAGGCTTTGGGTGTTAGCAGTGTTAGAGGTGGTGAACTTACCCGACTTGTTGCTGATACAATACCAAGAATAGTTGGTATGGGTCTTGATGCCGGTGAAGCGGTAAGTACCTATACTTCAGTTATAGATACGTTTGATACTAGTATTATGTTAAGTACTGATACTATTGCAGAACTTGCGGCAACCACTAAAGTAACTGGTCAAACAACTAAAGAATTAAGTGAAGGATTTAGAGGTGTTGGTGTTAGTATTAACGATGTTGGTGAAAGAATGAGAGAAGTTGCTGAAGTTGCAAATCAAGCGGGTGTAACAACTTCTTCAGTATCTGCTGGTGTTGTTAAAAATCTTGACAAAATGAATATCTATAATTTTGAGGGTGGTGTTAAAGGTTTGGCAAAAATGGCGGCACAAGCATCAAGGTTAGGGATTGATATGGGTAAAATATTTGAGGTTACGGATAAAGTTTTCAATCCTGAAGGTGCTATTGAATTAGCTGCTGGATTACAAAGATTAGGAGTTGCATCAAGTGAAATGTTAGACCCATTAAGATTAATGGATTTGGCTCAAAATGACCCTGAAGAATTACAAAAACAAATTGTTAATCTTGGTAAGGAATTTACCGTTTTTAACAAACAAACCAACTCATTTGAGATACTACCAGGGGCTAAGAGAAGAATGCAGGAAATTGGTAAGGAACTCGGTATGACAGGAGGGGAATTTCAAAAAATGGCACTTAATGCGGCAAATTTTGATATGAAATTAAAACAAATTAAATTTGCCCCTAATATTTCAGACGATGACCGAGAAATGATTGCAACTATGGCAACAATTGGTGAAAAGGGTGAGGCAACTGTTAGAGTTAAAGAAGTGAAAGATGGTAAAGATACTGGTGAATTTATAGAAAGGGCTATCAGTCAATTAAATCCTGAAGATATAAAATTATTAAAAGAACAACAATCATTACAAGGTAAGTCAATGGAAGACATTGCTATAGACCAATTAAGTGAACAACAAAAAACAAATTCATCAATTGATAAATTAATAACAACTATACAGTCTGGGGGGGCAATGTTGTTTACCCCAACGTATAAAGAGGTTTTAAAAAAGACTGGTGAATCTGTTACAAAAGTAACACCAACGGTTAAGGATGTAATGAATACTCCTGATCAAATTAATGATATGTTAAAAGAATACGGACTTGATATGGGTGGTATAATTAAGGGATTTGGAGAATGGGTTACGGGGTTAAAAAAAATGGATATTCCAGGTACTATTGAAAAAGGTTTTAATGATTTATTTGGTTTTACTTCGGCAAAACCAACATCAACTGCAACTCCGGCAGGTACAACAACAAGTCCTGTGAGTACTTTAACCACTACGGCAGGAACTACACCACCACCAACAAATACTACCACGACAACAAATATTGCAATGACACATACGTTTGATTTTACTAATTTACCATCAAATATGACAAACGAACAAATAATAACAATTTTAAAAGATTTTGTAAAAAACCCAATAAATGCAAATGCAATTGTAAAGGCGGCCTCAACAATAAATCAAACTTAACTTGGTTAATAAAAAAAATACATCTAAGGTATTTATAAGATAAAGGTTAAATATGTCAGATAGTATATTATCATTTGCGTCATCGTCATCATTTAGAAACAAATTAATTGCGAGAAATTTGGCACCATATCAGGTGCAAGGTGTATATACTGCCCCTTCTGGAAATGTAACTTATGAGGCAACACCATTAGCGGATAGTAATGTAATTGACTCACCTGATACGTTAATTTCAACAAATCAAGGGGCAAATCAACTTTATACGTTAAATGAGTATGGTCCTGAAGGTGGGTATAGTGGAAAATATAATGTGCCAGGAGCACCTTACCCTGTTGAACCAAATAAAGGTCCTTACGATCCAAATGATACGATATTAGATTTAATTAATGAATTTTATATTGATACCGCATATATTCAAAATAAATATGGACCTGAAGGTGGGTATAAAGATTTGGTCGTTGTTACAGATGTTATAACATCAGGTAAGATGTATTTACCATATTGGGATCCATCAATTTTTGTTCCATCATTTTATTCTCCGTATGAAATATTAAGTAGTAGTAATCCAAATGGATCTAGTGGGTCTTTATCACAAGATTCATATCTTGCAAAGATTGGGGCGGCACAGTTAAAAGGATATTTTGAGGATAGGATTGCATTAGAGATCCAACAAATGACAATTGGGTCAATTAATTTGGATACGTTGTCTGACCCATTTAGTGCGAGTTTATTGGCTTCAGGACAACAACCATTTTTTCTTAAAAATTGGAAAATTACGGTACCTGAAAATCCGATATTTGCCGCAATATCGTTTGCGAATAGGTTGACGGGAACATATTTTCCTGTTTCATTTATTCCTGGTGATTATTTTGATGAGAATGATCCTGTTGGTAATGTTCCATCATCATTAAATACTATTAATAATTTAACAGGTGGTGCTTTAGGTCCAATATTAAATAAATTTAGAAATCCATCGGAAATATTTTTGGCAAATACTGGTAATGGACAACAATCAGTATTGTTTGCGACATTAGATTATAACATATATAGACCACAATACCAAAAGAACCTCATCCAAGGGGTGTCAAGTGCAATCAATAACTTATTTGGTGGAGGGTCAGCATCTGTTGGTGGTTATTATGTTGGTAGTGTTGATTCTGAACCAAGTCAAATTACAACACCCGCAAATGAAGTTGCCGTTGATAGATTTGGTAAACAAGTTGGGACTATTGTTTATGGTCCTGACGAACTTGCCAAACTATATGAAGGTAATGAGGATAAAATAAATTTTGGATTAAAGGCGAAATCATATACTGATGGTGATGGTACGGATGGTAAGTTTGTATGGACATCACCAAAATATAAAGACAATGCTGGATTTAAGGTGGGTCCTGGTGGGCAGAACTTTCAAAAAGATGAAGAGTTTAACATTATTGAGAGTCAATATGGACAAAACCTTTCAACCGGTATAGAATATAAGGGAGGATCTATTTTAGATAACACCCAACGAATTGTGCAAGCGGCAGACAATGTCCAAGGTGCAAAAAGATTAAAACACGTTGGTAACGCAATTAATCAAGTATCAAAAGTATTCAACGACGGATATAAGGAGATGACTAAAGGATCTCAAGTTATTGCATATTACGATCAAAGTACGGGTGAAAATACAATTGGTGTTAGTGGTTTTGAAGTTGGTAAAGAATATTGTAGAGTATTTCAAAAAGACACACCATATTTAACATATGCCGATTTACAAAAAACTGATGGTATAACAACATCAGGTAGAAAGTTTAGTTATTCTATATTTGATAATACCTATAACTTGAATATTGCACCAATAAGAAATCCTGGATCAACAAATATTGTTGATGGTAAAGTTAAAAAATATATGTTCTCATTGGAGAATTTGGCGTGGAGAACATCAGATCAACCAGGTTTTACATATGATGATTTACCTAGTTGTGAAAAAGGACAAAATGGGGGTAGAATAATGTGGTTTCCACCTTATGATATAACATTTAGTGAGGATAGTAAGGCAAATTGGAATCCAACTTCATTTTTGGGTAGACCTGAACCAATATATACCTATAAGAATACGACAAGAACGGGAAGTTTAAGTTGGAAGATAGTTGTTGATTCACCCGCGATGATGAACACAATTGTTGAAAAACAATTAGCAAATAGAAGTTCTCAAGAGATAAATTCTATTATGGATTCATTTTTTGCGGGATGTGTTAAATACGATATCTATGATTTGGCGGCAAAATTTAATACAATACCGACAAGTGAGTTATATACATATCAACAAATACTTAATGACCCAAGATTAACACCTGAAGAATATAATAATATAATAAAAGAAGTTCCGGTGGATAAGGAAAGTGGTACGGTTACTGCTCCTGGTAAAGGGGCTGACGATGGTCCTGGAACTAAAACCGACAATAAAGATACGGTAGTTGCGAATGCTACTGATCCAATATCATTAGATGTGTTAAACGCATATTTAGGTTATGGATTTTATTTTGAAAATGATTCACCTTATTATAATCCAAATATTAAAAACCCATCGGATCCTGCGGAATGGAAAATTTCAGGTCCGTTAGGTAGACCACCGGCACCTCAAGTTGATGGGACATCATTTACGTATGTTGATTATTATAATTATTACATAGGGTTACAAAATACAACATATAAAACAAAATCGCCTGATGTTGTTTGGGCATCAACTGGAGCAACTTTAGATCAAGGAACAACCTTCACTAAAAGTTCTATTGACCCATTCTTTAATGATGTTGTTAAATATAATTTTGAAACATTGCAAAATGATTTTATTAAATCATTAACGGAAATTCTTGTGGATAAGAAAGGTACCGTTTCCATTGAAATGGAGGGGACGGCATCACCAATTCAAAGTGAGACTTATAATACATATCTTTCAGATAGAAGAATTAATTCGGTAATAAAATGGTTAGCGGGTTTAACTTTTGGAGAACTTACAGGTCAAAAATATATTGATGATAAAAAATTAAATATTATAAAAACAAGTTCGGGTGAAAATGCGAATGTTACACCAAAAACAAAAAATGGTGATTTTTCACCAATTAATTGTAGAGAAAATGTTCGTAACAATAGTAAAACAGGTCCTGTGGTTAATAGTGGTGGAGAATGGTATTCCTCACCGGCAATGGCTTGTAGAAGGGTTTATATAAAGGCAATTGTGGCAAGTGGAATACCTGAAAGTCCTGTTGTTGATGATCCTGTTGTTATTGAGCCAATACCTGTGGTTGTTATTGAAGGTACAGTGATAGGTAATACAGACCCAATATATGTTCCCCCACTTAAAGTTGCTCCGATACCTGATATTAAAAAATCTGTTAAAGACGGGATCTCAAAAAAGGTGTTAAGATCGTTGTTTTCGGAATGTGATTATTTTGAGGTTATAAAGGAGACTAATCCAATGGTGTTTGATAGTATTAAAGATAAGATTAAGTATTTTAATCCAGCGTTTCACTCAATGACACCTGAAGGTTTAAATGCTAGATTAACATTCCTTAATCAATGTATGAGACCGGGACAAACAATACCCGTTATTGGATCCGATGGGAAACCAAAATATAATGATGCGTTAAATACATCGTTTGGTGCACCTCCCGTTTTGGTGTTAAGAATTGGGGATTTTTATAATACAAAAATTATACCTAACTCTCTTGGTATTACATTTGATCCGTTGGTATTTGATATTAACCCTGAAGGTATTGGTGTTCAACCTATGATTGCAAAAATTAGTTTGGGGTTTGATTTTATTGGTGGTCAAGGGATTGCTGGGCCTGTTAAAGAACTTCAAAATGCATTATCATTTAATTATTATGCGAACACCGAAATATATGATGAAAGATCGGTTGCAACGGAGAATACATCTGAGAGAGATAATACTTTAGTGAAAGCAATAATTAAAGACGGGTCGGTTAATAGTGATCCACTAACAACAAATCAAGTTGATAATCAAATACCACAAAAGGGTGGAAGTACTGTTGGTACGATATTAACTACAAATACGTCATCTGGAAATACTGTTTCCACTGGAGATATTGAATATAAAACATTAATGAGCGATTTATCAACAGGGACTCAAACATACTTTAAAACAATCTTTAATCAGTTGAAGACACTTACTTCAACCACAAATGGTGGTATAATGTCATTGGTAAGTACTGATTTGGAATTTAATGAAGGTGATTTTAATGAATATGATTCGGCACCATATCCCGTTAAGATTTATGGTAAATCAAATAGTGTTGAAAAATACGTTAAAAGTTTAGTTAAACAAACAAAAAAAGATGTTAATGATGGTGAGTCTCCAATAATTAGTAATATTGTTAATAGTACTCAAAAATATGAGAATTCGTTAATTAGGGAACTTAAATCAAATATGGAAATAGAAGTTGAAAAGGTTGAAACCGAATTAAATAGTATTATTATTGGGCCGATAAATGAAATGACTTCCTACCAAGAAGGGTTTAATTATACTTTAAGAAAGTTGGATGTTGTATGTGATAGTATTGATGGTATTAAATTGGGTACGGGAGATTATAAAGTTTACTCATTAAGTGGTGATAGCGTTATAAGTGAAATAAAGACTAAATATACAACTAAGGCTGGACAACAGATTAATGATTTTTTTGATACTATTTTAACACCTAACTTTTTTGAAAAATTCTTATACAATAAAAGTACAAATATGTTTACAACAGTCACCCCAATATTGAATTATTCAGAATACGCTAATAGATTTTATATGGCAATGTCTTATATCTTTTTGGATGATAATAAATATAATGCATTTGTTACGTCATTAACAACTAGTAAAAAGATTAAAGATAATTTGGTCATTGTTGATGAAATAAAAAAATATTGTGAAATTTTTAAGGGTAATTGTAAAACAGAACACGATGCTGAAATAAAAATATTTGATGATGTGGAAAAATCTGCAGATTATAAAACCTATGAAACTTTTAAACTTGACGAGTTTGATAGTAAAGTACAATATACTACAGAAAAAACCGGAAATAATTTACAGAAGATAAATAGAATTAAAAATCTATATCTTGATGTAAATGTTAAGACAAGTAATAAAACATATAATGGTAAAGTTAAATTTAATTAATAATGGCATTACAATATTATAATAGATACAATCAATTTTTACAAAATGGTCAACAAACAGTTGTTCCTTATATTAATTTGCCGATAAAATCATCGGATAAAGTTTATATATATAAAGTTGGAATCTCAAGGTTGGATAAAGTATCTCAACAATTTTATGGGACACCATTTTTTGGTTGGTTAATACTACAAGCAAACCCACAATATACTGGTTTTGAATTTAATATCCCCGATGCCGCTATATTGACAATTCCATATCCTTTGTTAAGTTCATTACAAGACTATAAAAATACATTAGAAAATCATTTCTTCTACTATGGCAGATAACGGGGAAAACATATTGGTAGAATTTGATTACCAAAACATTACGGTAATTGATCCAAATAAAATTATTGACAAAGATGGTAACGCACAACAAAGACTCATAAATCACGAAGATCTCGTTTTTTATGCTAACTTGGAATGTACGGTTTTACCAAGAACAAAATTGGCTCTTGGGGTTCCATTAAGTGATACTGTTAGAACTATTTCAGTTGCAAGTATGAACTTTTTAAATCCTGGTAATAAAACTTTTTTAGATGATGATTGGTCGGATGAAATTACCGGTAAAAATACCTTACAAGGTAAGGGAGTTAATCAGAAACAATCTAATAAAATTCCGGGTAATACATCAAATAGTGATAAGAGTGATGATTATTATATGACCCAAACAATGGTTTCTAATGGTAATCCTGGTGCGGTGGATAATGGTTTATTGGGTATTACTCAAATAAACATAAGTTATAGTACTGATTTTATGCCCGTTATTGATGTTACGTTAGAGGATGTTAAAGGTAGAGCATTGTTTGAGGGTGGAAATAACTCACCGTATTCGGCATTTTTCCAATTACCATACCCACTATTTTATTTAACAATAAAGGGATATTTGGGTAAAGCGGTTAGATTACCATTAATGTTAGTAACATTTAACGCATCTTTTGATCCTGGTTCAGGAAACTTTAGGGTTCAGTTAAAATTATACACATATAAATACACAATTATGTCCCGAGTAAATTGGGCAGGAATGATGGGTGCGCCATTAATGTATCAATCTAGTGTTAAAACAAAAAAAACAACCTCAACGGGAAATGGTAAATCTAATGATAAAGTAACAAATTCTTGGTCTAGCGAAGGTTATTCAAAAATGAAAGAACTTTATGCGACTTATAAATCAAAAGGGTTGATTGATGACGGATTCCCTGAAATAACAATACAAGAATTAAAGGTTAGGTTAGATACATTCCTTAAAAATATCATTGAGGAATATACAAAAACAAATATGGATGTTCTGAATAAACTTGAGGAGTATGCGAAAAATCTAACAGAATATGAACAAAAAGTTTATATTTATTCTGGTGAAGATGCTTGGGCAAAAAAGTATTTAGATTTTACAAATGTTTTTATTACAAAACCTGATACAGGACAAAAAGATGGTACAACATTATACCAATTTAAAAAAGAATATGATACGCCAGAAAAGAGACAATTGGCGTTAACAGAATTAAATGGGTTGGTTACTTCATATAATGGGTTACTTAAGAAAAATACAACTCTTGGGGATAATAAACCAAATAGTATTCCTGTTAATATTGTTTTAGATTTAAAAAAAAACATTAGTACATTTTATAGTAATGCGGTAATAACTGACGTTGATGTTGTTAAAACATATTATCAAAGAACAAACAAAAAAATAACAGATAATGAAAGACCATCCTTTGAAAATAAACTAAAAATAGAGTTTAATTCAAGTCAATTATTTTTCTTTGAAGGTAAAGGGTCGTTTATTGATCAAACATCCACAATTGCTGAAAATTTTCAAATACAAAAACAAAAAATTGAAGAATCAATAACTAAAGATCTGACTAATCAAGTTAGTGCAACGTTTAAGTCTGATGGAAAAGGTGGTGGAAGTGGTGGTATTGGTTTTGCACCAACAATTAGAAATGTACTTGCGGTATTTTTTGCTCAAGGGGAATCATTTTTACGATTACTTGATGATGTTCACACAAAGGCGTGGGATCTTAGAGATAGTGAGTTAAGAAAAAACGCAATATTTTCAAATTCGTCTACTGTTAATAGTGTTGACCTTAAAGATTTAAGTATTAAAGAAACTCCAATATATCCTTGGCCTCAAATGATTGTTGAAAACAATCTAAATGAAGATGGTGAAAAGTTTGAATTAATGTATCCTGGACATCCATCAATTGCCACAAAAGTAAGAGCGTTTTCTCCTGAAATATGGCCTGAAGTACAGTTTGTTGAAGAATTCATTAAAGCGACGGTTGAAAGATCTGTAAAACAGGAATTCCCAACATCTGTTAGTAATTCTGAAACAAAACCAAGTAGGTTAAGTTTTAATGCGATTGAGTTCCCAATAAGTAATGAGGTATATCAAAATACTGAGGAGGTTAAGTTTTTCTATGAGATATATGAAAGAATGTTATTAAATTCGTTTTATAGTAAATTAAGTAGGGATTCAAATATAAACTTCAACATGAAGGAATATTATGCAGAATCTGAAGTATTGAATATTGTAAGTGCGTTAGGTAGTGATAACCCTTATTTAACAAAAAAATTAAAAGAATATAATTTAACGTCAGGGTCTTATTTATCTTTCTTGAATCATATCTCAAATGAGGGGTCTGGAGAATCTTGGCAAAACTTTATTAGAGGGGAATTCAACACATCGTACATTAAAAATGAAGTTAATAGTTCTTTTGGGTTGTTAAGTGGTAATATTATAGATAATGATAAATCAATGCCGTTATTATCGTTAAAGGATGTTTCACAGTCTGAAAAATATTTTGGAGATAATAATAATATTGAAAATTATGATTTTACCGACCTATATCCTATAACAAATTTGGGGTGGGATAACACTTATTTGGCAAATGCGAAAGGAATTCAAAACGCTGAAAATATATTTAAAACAACACAAGTGTTGGAATATAATAACACTAATAAAATTATTACAAACTATTTAAATAGGGGTAAGGGTAAAGATCCTATCACAAACTTCAACTACAAACCGGCAATTTTTAGTCAAACAATAGATTTTACGTTATTAGATCTAAAGGTTTTTTATAAAAATAGGAAATTTGAAAATCAATTTATTACGGAAGGAAATATATATTATTCTAACTATGAAAACAAATTAGATGCGGATCAAACGACATCTATGTTAAACACTCCTTATTTTGTTAATGCGATACAACAAGGTGTTTATAATTTTAGGTATAAGTCAAACGATCAATCGCCCTATAAATCTGCGGCATTTTTATTTCTTAATAGTTTACCATTGGCAACTCTTAAGGAAAAATATAAGGAATATGGTGATAATACAAGTACAAAGGAACTTGATTATATAATATCAACACTTAAAAAATTTGGTGCGGTACACGAATTACCATATGCTTGGATTTTAAAATATGGGTCAATTTGGCATCGTTATAAAACTTGGAAAGAAACTGGTGTTGATATTTTAAGTGAGGTATGGACGGATTATAATTACGCATATAATTACGACCCAACAAATAGTGCAACAACAAAAAATTATACGGTAACAATAAATGGTGTGGTTAAAGAGATTGTCTTACAAGACGATGTTACAAATGGTCTTTTAACTCAAACAAAAATAAGTACAGGATTTTATCCGAGAACTATTGACGATTTTAATGTTTTTTTACAAGGACAAAAAGTGTTTGGAACAATACCACAATCAATAAATGGTACTTGTACTGTAAGTGGAACGACACTTGAAATTACCTCAATTAATTCCAACGATATATTCACTGGTGCCGTTTTATCAGGAAGTGGTTTATCTATTGGGACTACCATATTAGATCAATTAACGGGAACTGCGGGTGGTGTTGGAACATATGTTATTAGTCCATCACAGACTTCAGGAACAACACAATTTGTGGTTACCAATAACAACGCAAATGGATATACTAGTGGTGAAATACAAGGTGCGATTGATAACGGACTGTCTTTGATTAATACAACAGGTTCTGTAATAACTAAAACTCCAGGTTTTGATCTTGGAGACCTTAATAGAGGTTTAAGTATAACCCCTTGGAGTTGTTATGTTGCAACACCTGATGGGGAATCTATATTTCCTATGCCATCATTTGGGTGTACGATAAATCAAACACTTGATGAATGTTTTAACCTTAATGGGTCAATTAAGACTGAGGTAACTAATAATAATGGTATGTATAATGGATCTGTTAGAACATTTTGGAAAGCACCAAATTATGGTTATTTTGATAACTCAAGATTATCAATACCTTCACCTGACAGTTATTTAAAGGAAGTATTTAACGATGTTGCAATACAACAAAACTTCTCAATTAATGGGGAGACAAATAAGTACTCAACAATAAGTGAATTATTTACGACTTTTAATAAAGAAATTTTAGATATTCTTGAAACCGAATTTTTAAATTTTAGTAGATCATCATATGATAATATCTCAACTTTTTCATCTGAAGATGAATTTGAGTCAAGTAATAATAATAAGAATTTCCAATCTTTGATGAGATCTATTATGAAAATATCAAAACCCACATCAAGTAGTACAAATGGAAATAGTGTTGTAACAGAAATACAAGAAAATCAAATAACTAATTTTAGTAATTATTTGACCGCCTTTATGGAATATAAAGTTGTGATGAAATATGGTAACCCATCAAATTACGATAAAAAATTGTTTTATACTTTCTCTAATCAATTTATTATTGATCCATATACTTATCAGGGTTATAATCAAAACTCACCAAACAGTTTACCAACTGCGGGTGGGACTTTAACTTTATTACAATCTAAAACACAATATCCGGAAACGTGGAAAACTTTGGAAACATATGTTGGTTTTTCTGAAATACCTGAATTAATATATTCTGATAATGGGTCATATATTACGGACTTTTTTATTGATATTGATGTTGAGTTTAGTGAAAATAACATAAAAACTTTTGCACCAATTATTAAAATGTATGCAACTCAAAAACTACAAAATGGTGCAATCACTAAGGTTGAGTTTTATAGTTTAATGGATACATATATAACAAAAAATACAACATATTTAAATACTCCC